ACGGTATTTTTAAAAGCCATTGCTTGCTCTCGAATAGGTTCTGGAGCGTCTTCAGCTACATAAAGTATCTTGTCTACCGCCATCTGAGCAGCTTCTTCTACCGAAAGCCCTCTGTTGTCTGTTGTAATGACAGAAACCTTTCCGATTGAAATTGAAGCATCTATCTCAAACATTTACCGCCTCTTTCAATGCAACCACCTTATCGTGTCTACCATACAAAATAGGCTCATCTACAGGCTCTGGAGGAACCGATTCTGATTTTTTTCCTACCGTCAAGGAACCCTCTGAAACAGACATGACCAGAGGATCATCAAGCCTGTGATATCCATAAAGCTTCTCTTCGTCAGGTACGTTTGTGTCGAGAAGCGTGGAATTATGTGCAACTTCGACTCCCATACCCCGCGCAATAGCCGCAGAAAGCCAGAACTCCGCACAGGCTCTTCCTGCCTCTGCCAACACGAGGTTGGACTTATACGAATAATCAAGCCCGTACAGGTAAAGCTTCTCAACTTTATGGTAAATAGCAAAAGCTATGGCGTAAGGAACCGTATTATTAAAATAGCATAGACCCGTATCCTTAACCACTTCTTCAAGAGGGTAAAGAACGGCACCTGGAACTCTTTCATCCAGAGTGCATGTGTATATTGGTCCGGGATGCGCTCCAAGTATTTTACGAAGAGCTTTGGTTTGGGAACCTGCGTTTTCCGTATCCAGAAATCTGGATGCTGGGTCCATCATAAAAACACGATCATGTTTTATAGGAGCCATCATGGAATTAATTGCCCACACTTCATCAAAGCTCTTGCCGTTGGCTACAGAAGAAGTAAATGTTCCTTGCGTACTTCCAAGCCCTACAATAGCTACATGCGCTCCTTTTAAGCTTTTTCTCATCGCACCGGAATCCTTAGAATTCAACATTAGTTTACAGGCCTCCGTAACCTATCATACCTATATTCATCCAGAGTCTGCTTTCCTTCACCTAAATTTTTCAGCCATTGAAGGGCCTCTTGGAATCTTCCGTTATATAAGGCCATCATGTCTTGCTCCCCTTTCATAAAAGTATATGCCTCGACAAGGGACGCATAAAGCAAAGCCAATTCAGCATTATCCCCAAGCCAAGTAGTTCCACTAGAGGCTGTGGTAATAGATTCAGGCCTAAAAAAGTAGTGTAACTCTACATTTAAACTACTGCTTGGAGTTGGCGCTATCAGAAAAGTGCTATCATCCCAGTCCCCATAATAAAGAGGAATTCCTGTAGTAGCCGGATTTGGAGTATAATCTTGCAAGAAAGTTACGTGTTTATACAGTAGAAACTCGTTTTTTGAGCTGTTTATGACACTTAAAGAGTACGGAGCTAAGAAATCGGTTGGTTTAGTAAGAAACTTGCCTGAACTGGTCAGGTTTCCTTCAACACTTTTACGAAACACATCTAATTGGCATTCTTTTAAAATACGCTCTTCAGCGTTTAAAATAAACCTACTCAACTGACTTACAAAAGTTGATTCAGCGTTGTCTGTGTAGTCCTGAATAGCCGTTTTTAGAGTAGTAAAAGTATATGCCATATTATGCGCTCAAAGTTACTGGTCCAGCGGTAGCAATTTCTCCGCCCCCATCAAGGTTTCCAGTGGTGGCAGTTCCACTACTGGCAGTAAAAGTATACCGGTCATCATTAACTTTAGTAATAGAAAAACCTCCTGAAGATTCTAGCATAGATTCCGAAAAACCATCAAAAGGCTGAACAGTACGAAAGCGTACGGTGTCCCCAGTGCTGCGCCCATGGCCCGGTTCCGTCACAGTTATAACGGCGCTTCCGGAAGATCCGGATCTAAAAGGATCTCGCTCAAGAAGGACCTCAACTGCTGGCTCTGTTCTATCGGGTCGTGCATCTCGTAAAGCCTGTGGATCGGCTGCAATTTTGGGAGAGTTTAACTGAGGCTGCTTTGCTTCCCACTCATCCTTTCCTACTAAGGCTCCTGTCCATTCCTTTCTCATGTCTCTTTTTTTATAGGCAGCTCCAGAACGATCAGATATTCCTAAAGCATGTCTATCTGAAGCATAGGTAGGCATTTAAACAGCCCTCAAAGAAGCTGCTGTTGGAACCAAAATCAACGGAACTCTGTCTTGATCCTCGGTAGCCGCTCTTTCAAATTCTTCTTCATAGATACCTTTTAACAACTGAACTCTATCCGGAGCCTTTTTAAGTGACATATAATAGGCTAATCCAGCAGTTAGACACGGATAAAATCGGAAAGGTACTTGAACCGTATTTACCGAGGTATCCACATCATCAATGCGGACTATACGGTCGTAGATTATCTGATCTGTACTATTTTCAGGAGAGGGCCATATCTTGAATAAAGGTGTTATTTGACGGTCTACATAAAACTGTATGGGCCTACCTGTTGTCGTTTTGTCCGGAATTCTAAGAAATTGATCCCTTCCAATTCTTTGAATAGATATATCCTGATCGCTTCTACGGACTACCGCCGATAAAATGTCCACTGAAGACTGTACGTTGGCTAGAGAAGCGTCGGAAGTTACTGTAGTAGTAGCTGAACTAGAAGAACCTGTTATAGTTTCAGCAGCCGTAAAAGATCCTGAAGGAATAGTTATTGTCATTGTAGTAGAAAGTGGCTTAGTTATAACAGAAGCCGTAGTACCACTGGTCCCTCCAGTAATAGTTTCACCTATAGTGAAGCTATCACTATCCCCTACAGTAAGGGTTATTGTTCCTAGTGGATAAGAAGCAATTCCAGAAGCAACTGTTTGAGTAACTTGCTCAACAGTCCATCTATTCAAGCCCCGGTTTGCCCAATCTGAAAAAAGAAGGTTTAAAGATCTACGTGCAGTTCTGGCATCGTATCCGGTACGAAGTTCCAAACCGCATCTTTCAAATGCTTCTTCTATATACTCTGCTACATCAGGCTCAAAATCTTTCGATCCAGAAACAGCCATGTTTAAAGACTCCTGTCATCCAACTAAAATCGATCTGAGAGCTATGAATAATTGACCAAGAATCAATAAACCCACACCCAACAAAATACGATTAATGTTGTTTATAGATAGTTGTATATGATGCAAATCATTATTTTTGAGATTGTCTACCTTCTGAGAAATAAGCTTTAAATCTCCTCTAACCTGCACAATATCCAGCTCATTTTTCCTGTCTAACGACATTTTAGAACTGCTTTAAACAATATACGACTACAGAATAAGTGTCTCCACTAGTGTGGCCTACAGTTGTAAACTGTATGTCTCCTGTATTTCCACCCGAGGCTGCATTGTTAGGAAGTCCACTAATATCAGAATAATCAAGGGTATCTGAATAATCAGCGGGAAGCTCCAAGGCAATGACATCAGTAGTGGCATCCCAAAGTATTTTTACACCCATTCCTACGGTAGAAAAAATAACTTTTTGCAATGTCACACCAGAGCAGCTTGTTCCATCTTGGTTAGAAGCTAACTCAGAAACATCTACTTTTGTCACTGCGGCTTCACCAGTGCCATCACTTGTGTTGCTACAATAGATGACAGCAGTACGGTCTCCATCAACTATTGTGGTCGTTTTTACAGCATCAGCCATAATAAGCTCCTACCTATGCAACTTGCACATACTCAATGATGAAGGTGAAAGAACCTTCCGTGGTTGCATTTACCGTATTCGTAATATTGCAGTAAATGGTTCTCTCTGCTGACGCATACTGAACAGAAGCCGGGGCAGTAGTACCACTCTCAGTCTGAGTTACTAGCGTAGGCAAAGTCACATTTCCGAGTACTACCGTAGTACCACCATCAAGAATCTGGTCAGTAACAGCCGCAACGATCTCTGCGCCGGAACTACTAGTACCTACTTCATAACCGATGTCACCAGTTCCAATAACCGGAGCCGTGGCACAGAATATCTTGATGTTGGTTATAATCGTGTTAGCTGGTTGCGTAAACTCACCAATCGCAGGGCTATCGCCAGCCGTGGTATTTACAGTGACACCAGTAACGATACCAACATGCTTGATAAATTTATTGACAAAGATGCCTGTAGATGCTTGGGAAGAAGTTTCAGTAACCGCGCCAGTTCCAGCCGTTACATTGATAACTTTAAAACCGTTTTCAGAACGGACGGGACCGTTAAAAGTTGTATTAGCCATAATACAGTTCCTTCTTACAAAGGTTATACCCTAGTGTCTTGTAAGCGTCTGCTGGGTCAGTCGCTAGGGCTATTATCCCAGAAAAGAGGGGAGAGAAAGCTCTCTCCCCCATTCTCTTATCACTAAGCTCCAGGTGACCCAAAGATACCGCGAGGATCTGACCAGCCAAACGCATAGCGTTCACGGGCCTTGTACCTCACATTTCCTGTATCAAAATCACCTTCCATGGAAGTTTTTACAGAAGTTCTGTTAAATCCTTTCATGCCGTTTGGAGCATCCGTTCGGATGAACCAAGCATCAGTGTCAGTTAAGAAATGGTTCACAGTGTAACCCTGTGGAAGCATTCCCATGTTGCGAACTGCATTGATGTCATTATCAGCAGTTCCGGTTCGTAGTGTTGATTCCAAAAGACGATCAGAAGTGAACTGAAGTTCTTTTGGAACGATTAGTTTTTGACCTTTGACAGCCACTTTCAAACCTCGCTCATCAACAAAACCAGCGATATCAATGAGAGCTTGCTCAAGGCTAGTCTCATTTAAATCGGCTGCTGTTGAAAGCTCGTTTCTGAAAGTACTTCCGCTAACAAGTGGATGGTCCGTAGCACAAAGCTCCTTCGCATCTCCTCCTGTATACGTGCTGTCAAATGCATTGTTAAGAACCGCAGCGGCCTTGACTTCTTTAGTCTGACTCATACTACGTGCCAACGCTCTCGTATACCGAGCAGCTAGTCGATCATAAAGATTATCTTCGATAGCCTCCTCAGTTATGGAGAATGCAAGTGCAATAGTCTCCATGGTATACCGAGCTGTGAAAGCTTCTTGTGCATCGTCATAATTGACGGCAGTGCCTTCACTTTTCGTTGGTGCAGTTCCGAATCCACTGAGCATAACTTCTTCTTCAAAAGC